ATGCAGGCCCTTGTTTTTTCCCCCAGACGTAATAAGCCACGTAACAAGGCCACCGATCGAGCCTGCCTTACGTGCTCCCACGTCGAGATCCGACTGCAGCTACACACGCTCATGAACAGTAGCGTGAGACGCTGGCCAACCGCTCGGTACGGGGTGCCTCTCTCAAAATTCGAGGGGGGTCAGAAAAAAGGTAATATTAGTAATATGACTCGCGAAAAATGGCTGCAGCCCTTGTAAACCGTGGCTTTCAGCGTTTTCGAGCAAAGGTAATATTTAAGCGATACGAAAGCGATATTATTACCTTTTACTAAAGCTATATTTTCATTTCCTAAAACCCAATGAATCCGGGGGTTTCAGGAAAATATTACCTTTCATATCGCTTCATATTACCTTCCCATGTAATACGCAGAGCCCAGTAAAACCGTGGCCTCCAGCCTGGGTTCGCGGGTCATATAGCTAATATCGCTCTTTTTGAAAACACCCTCCCATACCTGAGATTCAATCTCATTTAAAACGCCCTTTTTCGAAAACCTGACTGCAAGGCATGAAGGCCTGTAGATCGTCACCAGCGCGTGCAATCGTGTGCAATCTCCAAAGCCCCCTAAATGCGGCTACAGCGCCCGTTATGCTTGAGTTGTAGAGGTTGGAGCTGATCTGGCCGCCGATGCCCTGGTACGCAGCCTTGAGACCGGTGTCGATTTGGAAAACCACCCCATTCCTCGGTTTTCCAATTTTTCGCCTAAGCAGGCCGGGCTTCCGAGGACTGCCCCCGCCTGCACCGCCCTGTCGCTCGCTGTGCAAGGCGCTGACATTTTCCTGCACAAGCTTGCACGTTGTGCAATTGCAGCTCCCCTACGCAACCCCACGGCTGGCTTGGGCTGGAGTATTGCTTTCATCGCATCTGGGTTTGCACAAAAAACGGACGCGGAGCCCGTCGGCGGGAGGGGGATAAGTGCTTTTACCGTGGTTTTTTTTATTTCTGAGCAAATTTTGTCATCCACGATTTTCTGAGCGAATCCATTCGTTTCATCGGACAACGATGGAAAAATGAGGCCACTTGAATGTACTGTGTTTACATACAGTACGTTTGAGGACCGTCCAATCATGACCGCTTTGATCACCGAGAAGAAAGCCGCTGTGGCCGCGTGGAACATGTTGCTCGACGACAGCACTACGTTGCTCGCAGCCCCTGGCGTCCACCATAAGCTGTTGATCAAGCGCGCTGGCGAGTTGCATAGCTTGCGGATCGTCAGCCCAGAAGAGTTCGGCGACATGCTGGAACTCGCTGACGGTGCACTGGCGTACGCAATTGAGGCTCAGTTGGATTTTCTGGCAATAAACGGTGATTCGTGATGCTTGTCTTGGTCGTTCCAATGAGGCGCAAAGGTGTGGCACTGGAACCGAAGGCAAGGGAGTGCTACGAGGCTATCAAAGGCAACGTCATCGTCAGATCGGCCCGCTGTGAATACCTCGGCAGGTACTCCAATATTGCTTGGCTCGACGCAGGTATGCCGAAAGAGGGCAAACGGTTACCGGATCTGCTGGACGTCACGCTGGCTACGATGGCTCCTAACGGCTTCGTCCTAAGTGGAATTGAATACGTCGACGGCTGTGCATACGCCCAGTCCTGGTGGTGCAGGCACCAATAAGATCGCGAAGAGTGAAAAAGTATGTCTAGCCCGTTAGAATACGCCTTTGGACTCATAAAGCCATTAAGGCGAAAGCCAAGGATTTTTAAATGGAAGTAAATAAAATTGCCAAACTCATCGTCGAAAGGCTCGATGAGATGAGCGTCTCAATTCAGCATCAGTGGAACAACCCGGAAGACACCCATACACGACACTTCATCGTTGATGGACTGCTCACGGATGATATGGCTAACGCGATTTATGAGGCATTCCCCCGCAACGCCGACGGTTTCTTTGATCGACAGTCCTTTCGTGAGAAAAAGAAAACGCTCACCGATCTGACCCATTACCCAGAGATTTTAAGCGCGGTAACCTACGCAATGCAGGACCCTGCTGTGGTCGTCAAGGTGGCAGATCTGGTGGGAATCGAAGGCATCGTTCCGGACCCGAGCTTATACGCAGGTGGGCTTTCGATGATGTTCCAGAATGATTTTCTTAATCCACATATCGACAACAGTCATGATGCATCGCGTGGCCTTTATCGTCGGCTGAACTTACTTTACTACGTCTCACCAAACTGGGGACTGGAAAACGGTGGTAACTTTGAGCTTTGGGATCACCAGGTCAAGAAACAGAAAACCGTAGTATCAAAATTCAACAGGCTTGTGGTGATGGAAACGAATAAGAATTCGTGGCACTCGGTGAGCGGAGTCCGCGCGGATGCAGCTAGGTGCTGCGTTTCAAATTATTATTTCTCGGCAAAATCGCCAGATGACAATGACTACTTTCACGTAACGTCGTTTAGTGGCAGGCCAAATGAGCTTGCACGCAGATTAATTGGTATATTAGACAACACCATTCGTAATACAGCATCAAGGCTACTGGGAGTAGGTCGAGGAAAAAAATTAATCAATAAATCCGAAAATTAACTATATCGGATACGCATTTTCGACTTCCATCCCATGTGTAACTTTAATGAAGCCACCCCAACTTACGAGACATGACATTGAAAAAGCCTAAGGCAAAAATGGTTAAAAAATGTGGTACATGCAGCGTATGCTGTAGTGTGCTCACAATTAATACGCCAGAACTGCAAAAGCCAGCAGATGTCCCATGCGTTCATGTCAAAGAAGGCGGCGGCTGTGCAATTTACGAAACAAGACCAAGTGTCTGCAGTAGTTGGACATGCGGCTGGCTAAGCAGTGACAGACTTAAAAATAACTTAAGACCTGACAAGTCAAACATCTTGATTAGACTTGATGAAGGCACCTCACTAACACTCCAGCCAATAGGGAGTCCGGTGCGCTTCCTCACGACAATTGATGTGCTCGAATTAATCGCTAGCTGCATAAATAGCAAATTCGAGATCGCTATAAGTGTTCCGACAAAACCTGGCCACACTAATGCACGCCAAGTTCTAAATCAAACCATTAGTGTAGAAGATATTGCCAGCGAGGTACAGATCAGAAACAAAGTCATAGAAGCCATAATAAATGCAAGCTCAGCAAACACAGATTTAATAAATATTAAAAATCTGGCATGAATGCATTTCAAAGCGTAATTTCTTTCAAGCCCATCAATAATGCGCCTATCAAAGTTGTATTCTTGATGAAAGTTCCTGCGTTGCTAGGCACGGGCGTTGGCCCGTGCGTATGCGCAGCGATCTGGCTGTTCATTTCCTGCACTATATCCAGCGTTTCACACAGGACCTGAAAGATGTTCACACCGCCCGACCCAACCCAGTTTTTAGGGGCCTGCAGACGCTGGCTTTCCTTCGCAATGCTCTCTCGCAATCCCTGAATCCGCTCGTGCATGTCCCCACCCACCGTGGCGTTGTGCTTCTGGCCGACCACCAGGTTCAGATCGCGCCCGGTTGCCTGATGCAAGTCGTCCACTGCCGCCAGGCTCGCAGATCCACCCGACAGCAGTTTGAGCGCTCCCAGCGCCTCGATCTTCTTTACGCCACCCACTGACTCTGTCGAATGGTCGTCTACCGTCCTGGTGTGGCTCTGAAAGCTTTCGGTGTTCGTCATGGCGTCGACCTCGCGCTCAATCGCCTGGTCCTGGATCTTGCCGTCGGTCTTGCGCAACCAGTTGCCATCCGCGTCGACTCGCTGCTGCACGGCGTCGCTGTGCTGCCACACTTGGTCGCCCTTGGGAACCTTCGGCAGTGTCAGCCCGTGCGGCAGGATGGTCTGGATGTAGGGCTTGTGCGGCAGGCCATAAGCAAAGCACACCACCACGCTGGTGCCCTCCTCCGGAAAAGCGAAGAAGCCCATCTCATCGCCCCCCACCGGCATGGGCAGCGGCACGCCGGCCAGCACGGGCAACGTCGTGTCGATCTCGCCATCTGGCCCCATCACCTGCAGGTCGACCGAGAAGCGCGGCCGAAAGTCGTCACACAGCCCGGCGCTGGCCGGCGCATCCGCCACGGCCACCACCTTGGCAAAGCGCGGCAAGTGATAGCCGCCAGTGAGTTCAGGGAATTGTCGCTCTACGCTGCGCTTTATTGCGTCGTCCATTTGATGGCCATCTGTGTGCCGGCCAGCGTCACGTTCGTGATCCGCTCGCCCTGGTTGATTGATACGCCTGGTCGCAAGCCTGGTAAGGCTGCGATCATTGCGCTCTGGCTGCCTTGGTAACCGTCGAAAAGGTTGACCGGCAGTTGCAGTGGCGATCGAGCGCCGAAGAAGCTGTCAGCCCAGGCACCGGCGTAGATCTCGCCATCACCCTGTTGCTGCCAGATGAAATCCTTGATGCCGAACACCCGCGCTATGCTGTCCAGTGCCTGGTATCCAGCGGCCAGGTTGTAGAAAAACGGCGTCTTGACGCGTGTGTATGCCTGATCCGGTACCCGGAAGCGCAAGCCGGTCTTACTGCCGATATCGGCCAGCACGGCGCGCAGATCCACATGACGCAGGTTCATAGGCAATGGGTTGGCCAGCACCGCGGCTAACTCGCGGCACAGCACCACCTGTTCGATACCGTTGGTGGCAGTGCATCGTTCGACGTAGCCAATGAAATGACGCTGTAGAACCGCCTCGTTGTAGCCGATATCGAAGGTGACCAAACCTTTGACGGTAGCACCTGCCTTGATCGTGAACGTGGCCCGGCCCGGACTTTTCAGGTCCAGCCGGACATCGTCGTTGATCAGCGGCATGGTCACGCCTCCGATCGTCAGCACCTTGTGCAGCTTCATGCTCATGGCGTGCCGCCCAGATAGGTGTCCACTTTCTTGAGCACAGCCTCAAAGCCGGTCAGCTCTTCGGCTGAGCCCGATCCAGATCCAGATCCACTGCCCGCCACACCGTCGCCAGGCGCTGACTGAGACGTCACGCCATTGCCGGCGCGCCGGTTCTCGACCTTCTCCGGGTTGGACAGCTTCTCGCTCAGGGTGAACTGGACTATCCACTGGGCCAGTGTGTCGTCCTCCCGAGCGCTCACGCCATCGGAAAACGTCACCTGCCGGATGCCAAACGCCTTGGCCGTGTCGTTGACGATCCGGTAGGTCTGAAGCTGGCCACCGCCTGCAGTCGCCTCGGCGAGGCGCATGATCGTGCGCAGGTTCTCGAGCATCTTGTAAGGGATCGTCAGCGCTACCGTCAGCGTCTTGGGCTTGAAACCCTTGTGGGATTTGTCGGTACCCGATGTCTGGCCGCCCAGCTCGTCCGCCTCGATCTTGAGATTGGCCGTCAGCTTCATGCGGTGGCCGATGATCTGCTCGCCATTGAGTAGCAACGTCATAGGCCCACCAGTTCCTGGACAAAGCTCAGGCTCTCTGCAGAGCCGACCAGCAATGCGCCGGCACAGAGCGGCCATTCGTGACCAGGTGCCTCGCCCTCGAGCAGTTCGCGGCGCAGTTGGCCCACGTCACCCGGCCCAAGCATTCGGGACTGTATCGATACATCGTCCGCGCTGTTGGTGAACTGGGCTTTCAGATCGGCCAGCTGCTGATCGCGCTCCTGGGCTTGCGCCTTCTTTCGCGCCTGCAGATCTGCAAGGTCAGCCATGGGCGAACTGTCGGCGGCATAGCCCTCAAGCATCGCCAGTTGGCCGGCCATAGATTGGCTGGCCAGCTTGGTGATGGGGCAGCGCTGCAACGGCAACTGGCTCCAGAGCGGCATTTGCCCCGCGATCGGCATGACCCACTTTTCCACCTCGAGCTTGGCCAAGTGCTCGGCACGGCGTTCGGCCCGCACCAGGTCGGGCATCGGCAGCACGACGTTGAAACGACCCAGCGTGGCAGCCAACTGATCCAGGCGCGTGGCGAGGAATATCAGTACCAGGGCGCTTTGCTGACCTTGCGGGCGAACTGCGTCGGTGGTGTCAGTCAGCTTGTCGGCCAGCAGTTGCAGCAGGTTAGGCGCAGACAGAAAACGCTGATGACCGCTACTGCCCTGCCCCACGCCGTGCTGAAATGGCGTCACCACGATGCATGACGGTACGTTCTCGAACTGCGCGGCCAGCGCGCTGCGTCCTGCGCTGATAGCCGACTTCGCGGCCCCTGCAATCAGGCCAGGACTGGTGGTGGCGATATCGGCCAGCATCGAGACGCGCTGACCGGTGATTGCCATTTCGCTCTGGATCAGGTCGCGTGCACCTGCCATCTGGTCCATCCACTGCGTGGCCTGCACCGGCCACTGCAGTTTGATCGGTGCCCATTCATTCGCCATCGAGCACGACCGCTTCAATCCAGCCCGGGGTGACCGGCTGCGTGGTTTCCTTCGGATAGCCTGGCACCTGCGGCCAGTCACGCACCGCCTGACGCCAGGTCAGCAGCTGGGTAAACAGCTCGGGGGTGATCGGCAGTTCACCACCCAGATCGCGTGCATCGCGGTACTGCGACACCAGGTTGTCCGACACCTTCAACCGCAGCTCCATCCAGAGCTTGGCGAGCAACGCAGGATCAGCCTGAACAACGACGTCCTCGGCGTACTCCATGGAATGACCACCGGCATCCAGGTAATCGACGACGGCCTGATAAAGCGGTGGGTTGTAATCCTGGGTAACGTGACAACGGTTGCCAGCAACGGTTATCACGAACGAACCATCGTTTTTGAGGGCAACATCGGAGAAGGTCAGGCCCAAAGCAACAGGCTCCTCGGGAGCAGTTTTCACCGGTGGCAGAACCTCGTCAGTGGTCTCAATTATCATGTCTGTCACGCTGCATACCTCCAGGCAAAACCATAGATGGTGGCTCCGCCAGTAAATTGGATAACGGTGCCACCTGCCGCCTGACCGCTCTGACCGATGACGCCAGAACCACCCCTGTAGTAGTGCATCAACGAGTAGCACCAGGTGCCGCCTGGCGGGAGAGTCACTTCGGTCGCGGTCAAGGAAACAGCCAGGAAGTTGTTGTTATCCGGCCGGTAGAAGTTTTGTTCACCCCAGAGCAAGCCGAGGTCGGTGGCGTCGACTTGCGCCCGAACACCAGCGCCGTTCGTGGCCCAGCCCAAACGCAACTGGTTGGCGGCTTGTTTAGCGCCGCCGCCCTGCTGTACCGGTGTAAACCCGAGGCGGTTCTGCAGGTAATAAATGCCACCAGTCGAGGTACGACGGAAATAGGGGAGATCAGGGTTGTCACCGGCAAATCCGGCGGTCTGGATTGAATCCACAGCAACGCGCTGGTTCAGGAGCGTATTGATCTGAGTGACCGTGTAGCAGTCAGCAATGCCATAGCCCGCGACTGAGTTGGACTTGTTGGCTTTGTCGCCAAGTAGCGAATTGACCTGGGTGACCGTATAGCAGTCAGCAATGCCGTAACCCGCTAAAGAGGTGGACTTGTTGGCTTTATCGTTCGGGTTGAAAGATTGTTCAGTCCAGATCCGGCCAATGTCCGTAGCGTCGACAGTCAATTTCAGACCAACGTCCGACCAACCGATGAACAGCTTGTTGGCCTTCTGGCCAGCACCACCACCCTGCTGCAACGTTGTGTAGCCGATTTGAGTCTGTAGGTAGTGCACACCGCCGTCCGATGCGCGGCGCATATAAGGAAATTGTGGGTTGTCGCTGGCAAAACCGACGTAGCTGATCGCGTCCGCCAAGGGGCGTCTACCCAGCAACTCGTTCACCTGAGTGACGGTGTAGGCATCAGCAATACCGTAGCCGTTGAGGGTGCTGGCTTTGTTGGCCTTGTCATTGGGGTTGAACGAGGTATCAGTCCAGATCCTGCCCCCGTCGGAACCGTCGACACTCACTTTGACCCTGTCCCCGGTCCAGCCGATATTGATTCTGTTGCCCAGCATGCCAGGCGCGCCGCCTTGCTTCACAAAGCTGCTGTTCGCATCATCCTTGCTGTACGCGTCAGTGATGCCATAGCCGGCCAGCGTCGTGGGATTGCCGCCGCTAGTCACCAGGCCTTTCACGTTGACGGCTACTTTTGTGTACGTACCCGGCGCAACGCCGCTATCGGCCAGGGTCAGGGTGATATCGGTATCACCCGCACCGTCATAGGTCCCGATGCCACTGGCCGCGCCGTTGAATCGAATGGCTCTCGCCGTGGCCAGGCGTGCGGCCCTGCCAACGACGGTAGAGCCATCGACGATCGATGCGATCGCTTGATTGATTACCGCACGCACAGCATTGACCATTCGGGTGGTGGCCAGCACGGCACTGCTGGTGCTGTTCGGATCGTCACTGATCGCATTGGGCAGATTGCCCAGGTCCACATCTTCTTTGGTCGTGGCGCGGGCGCGCAGATCCGGATAATCACCGACCCGCGCCGCGAAGTGCTTCACCAACTCGCTGTTGATCGCCTCAATCGGGCGCAGGTCGACCAAGCTACTGGTACCGGTGATGTCGGCCAGCGGCACCAGGTAGTGCCTGGCCGAGGCGCTATCGGTGTAGTCGACCTTCGCTTCCTGGCCGAACACAACCTTGAATGAGGCCACTACGTCGCTCAGATCGCGCTGCAGCACCACATCCAGCCAAGCCTTGGTCGGCACTGCCGGCACGGTGACAGGCAACACGGCATCGAGCTGCAGACGAACACCTTCGACATACGCCACACCTGGACTGAGCTGATAGGCGTTGCCCACCCTTTGCAGCTGTAGTCCGGAGCCGAAAAAGCAGGCGCGCCCGAACATGTCGCGGTTGCTGATGCGCTCGCGCTCGTCGATGCCCTTCATGCGCGCCGTGTAATCGAACTGCCAGGTACTGGCGTCGATCTTGATACCGGTCAGCTGCTGGGCACCGTCAAACACCACCAGGAAGTTGCGCGTGACGTTGTTGCCGATCTGGTCGGGCAGGATGTTCTTGCGCTTTTGCTGGATGGGCACGTACGCGACCGACAGCAGCACGTCGTCGCTGGTCTCCATGCCGATCCAGTTCCAGTCGAAGTCGCCGATATCGGTCCCCATCAGCAGGCTGTACACCACCTGGTTAGGATTGACGAAGCCCTGCTGGGTGATGTTTGCGGTGTAGACGATCTGAGCCGCTGGCGGCTTGACGCCGGCGCGGTTGACCGGGCCGGAAACGTTGAGGCCTGGCACGTTGGCCAGCACGAAGCGGGCAACGGTCAACGGCAGGTTGGCCGCTTGTTTCTGGGCGATCAGTTTTTCGCCGGCGATGGTGATACTTGCAGCCATGAGGGCTCCTAAAGGCTGGCGACCAGCGTTTGCTGATCGTCATTGAAATCCACCAGGGCAACAGCAAGTCGCACCGGGGTGATGGTTACGAAGTCGTACCGGCGACAGGTGCGCCCGTACTGACGGATCAGCACGCGCAACAGGTCGGGGTTCTCGGACAGCTGGGAATCGCTCAGGGTGAGCAGCACAACGTCCCAGTCGCGTTCCGGCATACGCTCCTGAATCTCGACATAGCCGACGCCAAGGCGCTCCAGGATGCGTTTCAGCCCGGCAGTGCTGCCGGCGTCGACTGAGTTGATAAAGGCGTACTTGACCCGCAACCGGAACAGGCTTTCCGGCTCGGCAGCAAAGCGGGTGACGTCGCGCTGCCAGGCCCACAGTTCCAGGATGGACAGGTGGCAGGTATCGGCGTCGAACTGCAGGTACGGCCAACGCAGCCACTCGGTGGCCTGTTCCCACCAGAGCTGGGCGGTGGCCACCAGCTTGGTCAGCTCCAGTCCCTCGAGCCAGAACGGCAGCTTGAGCTTGATCATTGCAGGACCACCGCCAGGGTGCTGATCCGGGGAATGTTCAGGGCCGACACGATGTCGCTGTTGGCGAACTTCAGCGAGCTGATGTTCGGAAACTGGGCGTGCAGTTCTTCGGTCAGGCGGCTGAAACTGAACCGCGACTGAGGAAACGTGCGGGTCGGCGCATAGTCACTCTGGGTGCTTTCACGGAATGCGGCGCGGATGAACAGGCCTATCTCGGCCTGCAGCGTCTGCAACTGCAATACAGTCAGGTTGGCCACCGGCCAGACATTGAGGCTGATCGCATGCAGTGTTTCAGGCATGGCCATCGCCAGCAGATCGTCGCCGTGGCCATGATTGCCGCCATCCCGGATATGGGTGTTGATCTGCTCGAGGAAGGTATCGGCAGGCACGCCGGCGTCGAACAGCACAAAAGCGTTGGCGCTGCCTGGTCCACGCGGCGCGCCGTGTTCAAAGTACACGCCGTCAGCGGCAACCCCTGGAAACCCGGTGATGATCGCCCGATACACCGCGTCGGTGTGCCACTGGTTTACCGCCGAGAACTGGTTGCGCACGCGCAGGCGCAGCTGGTCGTCGTGCTCGGAATCTGCACCAGGTGTCTGCAGCCAGTCGGTGTTGTTCACCACCTGGACGATGCCGGGTACTGACTGGGGCAGCACCGCGTAATAACCGGGTGCCAGGTTATAGCCACTGCCTGCACCCACGGCCTTGACCGGCACCACCAATTGGCTCTGGCCCTCTTCAAAGCTGCGCGGTTCAGTGGTCACCAGTTGATAGATATGACCGTTAAGGGTCGGTGACTGGACGACAGTGCCGATCGGCACTTCCAGTTCGCCGCCGGTATTGGCGCGGGTAAAAAGCAGTTCACCGGTGGCCACCGTGGCGGCCTTGCGCTCGATATTCACCGCCCAGGCCAGCATATCCAGCCACTGCGCGCCGGCGGTCTTGACGAAGAAGTTCGGCAGCACCGTGCCGCTGACGAACTCCAGCAGCCACAGCACCGGCTTGGTGACCAGCGCCGTGATGATCCGCCAGAACGGGCTGTAAGCGCTGGTGTTGCTCAGCGTGCTGCCCTGCTCGACGGCCAGCTTTTCCCAGGCCTGCTTGAGCTGCGCATCAGTGGTAGGCACGCCGGAATCACTGAGGGCCTTTTTAAAATCGACGGTCACAAGGTGATCTCCAGCAGACCAAATTTCACGGTCGTGGCGGTGACCAGGTACCGCCCCGGGCTGCTCTGAACGATCTGCGCGGTGCCTGGCACCAGGCGCTCGTCCGCTTCCACCAGCAGCTCCATTTGCTGAATGCAGTCGCGTTGACGCAGCCGGTCACGTTCGGCCACCAGCGTGATCAGCAGGCCGCTTTCCCGGATCAGGTGCGCGATGTCCTGGGCGATTGAGGCACGGTCAGTCACCAGCAGGGGCTGGCGGGCCGGATCGAACACCAGGTCGTTGTTCATGATGAGCAGATCGACGTATTCACTCATCAGCCGCCCACCGCCATGGCCATCATGTTTTCAAGCTCCAGCGGGGTCATCGGTTTGGCAGTATTGATGTTCAGCGTCTCGACGTGGGTGCCGGCGCGCTGGTTGGGGTTCATGGCGTTGCTCTGGTTCTGGAAGCTTTGCATCAGTCCTCCTTTCGGGACGGCCTGGGGTTTGGTGGGGCTGATCGACGTATTGGCATTGATCGCCTTGCGGGCTTCGATACCTTTGTCCGATTTGGCGGGCAGCTCGATGACCTTCTCGACGCGCTCCGGCAGTGCCGCTTTGGGCGGCATTGAAAACGCCAGGTCAGCGGCCCCCGGCGGCAGCATGATCGGCTCGGCCTGCTTGATCTGCGGGGCAGGCATCTGCAGCGGTTTGAAGGGCAGCACGTTGGGTTGCGGCAGACTGATGGGCTGGGCCGGTTGTACCTGAACCTTCGGCGCCGGGATCTGCGGCGGCAGGACCTGCACCATCGGCGTCGCGACCTGCGCGGGCTCCGCTCGGGTGACGGCAGCCGGCACCAGGGCCAGCGGCTTGGGTGGCTGGCTGGCAGCTAACGGTGCGGCCGACGCGACTTTCGGCCCCGGCACTGTGCCCGCTGGCGGTGTGGTCACTACTGCCGGCAACTGAGGACCCGGCACGGGGGCAACCACCTGACCAGGCAGATCCGGCACCTTCGGCGGCTCGGGCAGATCGCCAAAGGTGGTTTCGATGTTCACGCCAGGGATCTTGTTGGCCATCTCGATCAGGCCGTTGATCGCGCCTTTCACCGTGGCCAGGATGCTGTCCCAAGCCGTCTTGGCGATGCCCGACCAGCCGCCCATCGAACCGAACCAGCTGGACAAGGTGCTCAACTGATCACTGATCCACTGGAACGCGGTGGTGTTCATCAATGCGGCGCACAGCTCGTCCCAGTACACGACGGCAGCGACCACGGCAGCGGCCAGCAGAACGATGCCGGCGACGATCAGCAGTACCGGGTTGGCCAGCATGGCAGCGTTGACCAGCCAGATCGCGCCCTGCCACAGCAGCATGCCGACCCGCACCAGTCCCATCCAGGTGTACAGGATCACCAGGCCTGCAGCGAAGGCCGCGATCAGAACGGTGTGGAACAGGAACATGGCAATGGACTTGAAGCCTTGCCAGTTGAGCAGCTTCCAGACCGTAAGCATGCCCAGCCAGACCATCTTGCTGACTCCGACCACCAAGGTCAGCAACGACATCGCGGCGATGAAGCCAAAGACGATCAGCGTCGTGATGCCGATGATCCGGGTGATGTTGGGGAACAGTTGCGTCCAGCGGGTCAGCGTCGAGGCAATGCCCACCAGACGATCCATCAGCGGCGTCAGGGTCGGAATCAGCGATTGGCCGAATGCGATGCGCAGCGCTTCGACGGCTTTGCCGAACTGCTGCCAAGGATCGACCATCGCCTTGGCCATCTTCTCGGCGTTCTCCAGTCCTCGGACCTTGCCCAGCTCGCTGATCCCGTTGCGCAGGCGGTCGGTGTCTTTGGCCAGCGCGCCGATCACCTGGGCGCCTTCACCGCCGAAAGCGTCCATCAGCTTGGTACCGGCGGCGGCGCTGGTCAGGTCGCCGTACTTGCCCTGCAGCTTGTCCAGGATCTGGATCATCGGCAGCGCATTGCCAGCGGCATCGGTGAACGTGAGGCCGGTTTTCTCAGCGGCTGCGCCTATGTTTTCAAAGAACGCCTTGTAGCGCCCGCCGGCGTCGCCGCCTTCCATGGTGCTGGACAGCGTACCGATCACGGCCATCTGCTCGGCCACGCTCACGCCCGCCTGGGTGGCAATCGCGCCCACTTCCTTGAACGCGTCCTTGAGCTGGGCCCCGTCTGTGCGGAACAGCTTCACCGCAAGCGCCGTTTGCCCGGTCAACTGCTCGACCCATTCGACCTTGCCCATTTTGTCGGCTTCGGTCTTGAACAGGTTGTACATGGTGCCCAGGTAAGCACCGGTGGTTTCCGCATCTGCCTTGGTGACCTTGGCCAGCAGGTTGCTGGAGCTGGTGATTGCGGCCAGCTGGCCACCGACCAGGCCTTTGATTGCCCCATCGATGACGCGTGACGACGCCACGAATTCGGCGGCGCTGGCTGCGTAGGTGATCGAGAATTCAAGGGCCTTACGGTTCAGCGACGCCAACGCGTCCTCGGCAGTTCCCAAGGCGCGCATGTCGCCCAGCGCCCGGTTCACTTCCAGCGCCGGTTCCAGTGATTCGGTGATGGCTTTGCCCGCCCCCACCATGCCGGCCAGGCCCGCGCCCATCTGAATGATGTTCTGCTGACTCTGGGCGGCAAGGTCGCTAAAGCTGGTTTTCACCTTGCCCAGAGGGGCGCTGACCTTGTCGGTCAGGTTCAGGATGAAAGCCAGGCGGGCGGAACGGTCAGCCATCAGGGTTATCCGTTAAAGGCAGTGGAAATGCCGTTGGCGACGGCAATTTCCATGCGTCTCCAGTGTTCGTCTTCAAGCCACTTGGCGGTGCCCATGCTCTCGATCGTGGGTTCAGCGCCAGGCAGCCAGCGTTGGGTCAGGGCCAGCAGCTGGCCCAGCCCGTCTTCGGTCAGGCCTTCGGCGTGCCCGAGGGCTTTTTTACGATCACTTCAACGTCCGGCGAATACTCTTCAAGCAACGCACCGGCCAGGGTCATGGTGGTGATCGGGTTTTCAAGCAGCGCTTTCAGGGCGGCCTTGTCTTCGTCCTTGACGGTGCCCATCAGCAGGTTGTGGGCCGGGGCGACCTTGTTGGCCTGGGTGGTGGCATTGAAATACTTGGTGATCACCTGAGGGCTCAGGTTGAAAGTGAACTCCTTGTCGCCACGTTCCAGGGTGATGCTGCGGTTTACTTCGCTCATGTCGGTGTTTCCGTAAGGTTGAGTTGCAAAGGGTCAGGGTTGTACCGGCGTGCGTTGCACGACCTGGCGGATGTAGTCCTGCAGGCCGAGGATCATTTGCCGGCTAAGGGCGAGCTGATCTCGGAGGGTGAAATAATCAGGTCGAGCGTCTGCTGCGAGTTCGGCGCTGCCTGCATCAGCCAGGCCGGTGGCGCCGGTGGCACCGGGCATTGCGGGGCAGATGGCTTTGATGCGCAGCCGGTAACGGCCATCAGCAACAGCAAGCTGCAGAGCATTGATTTGAGAGCGGGCACTGTTCAGTTCCTGGGTATGGTGGGTGTCGAGCTGGTCCCGCGCTGCGAGCTGCTCGCCGGCCAGGCGCGCAGCCTCTCGCTCGGTGTGCAGATCTGCAGTGGCGTCGATCAGATCAGCGCGGGCGGCGACGAGCTGGTTGCCTTGGTACTCGAACGCGCACCAGGTCAGCAGACCGACCACCAGCAGGAACAGGACAAGGCGCAGCGGGCTGATGGTCATTGCAGGCAAAGCCTCATTTCAGCCAGTCGGCGGTTGTGCAGACCGCGAATAAAGGTCTTGCGGCCATCAGCACCAGTTACATAGGCCCACACCGGCGTCGTGCCGTCAGAGGACCAGGCCAGTGCTTTGCAGCCGTCGGCAATACGGCCGGCATTGATCAGGCCCACGGCGCGACTCGCGCACGTCGCCGGCATGCCGAAGTTGTGACCATGACTGCTCAAGGCGTCGAACGTGTTCTGCCCGATCGACTGGTTGGTCAGGCAGTCGGCCAGACTCAGCTGACCCTTGGCGATGACCAGGCTTTCAACCTCGGCGCAGCGTGCTTGCGACCAGTATTCACCGACCACCACCGGATCCGGGCTGGTGTGCTTGGTGATGCCCTTGCAGACCGTGGGCAACCCGCCAGCGAGCCTGTCGGCATACACAACGTTCTGGCCGTTGCCTTCCCAGGTGCCCAGAAACGCGGTCAATGTGCCGCTGCAGAGCAGCAAGAGACCGGCGGTGATCTTGACGCGCAGGCTCATACCTTGGTTTCCCACTCGCGCAGCATCTGGCGGTACTTGGGGATCAGCAGCAGGATCTGCAGGACCATGTAAAAAGCGGTCAGCATGTAGGCCACTGTCGACCAGTCCACGGCACCGGTCGCACCCGTGGCAGCGACGCCGATGGCGGGCGATGCCTTTACCAGCGCGATGGCGGTGTCTTGAGCAAATTGATTCGTGCTCATCAGCGAATTCCTTTTTCGGTCAGGGTTTGGCAAGGCACGCAACGGGTCATGCCGCCTAACGCCTGGCGCGCCGATGGGATTTCCTTGCCGCAGTCCTGGCAGTGGGTGAGGCTCGGCCCGCTCGCTCGCGGCTTGGCCAACTGGGCCGCAATGGCCTGGTCGCGTTGACGCTGCTCCAGAGCCTGCGCACGATCGAACGGGCAAACCATTACGTCAGGCCCTCGATCTCAGCGGAAGCCAGGTACGGCACACCGTTGATCTTGATGAAGTCCGGACTGGTGACGTCGTATGGCACCTTGTGAGTGTTCTTCGCGCCGCCCTTGGGATCGATACTCAGCAGGCTGGAAACGCGGACCTTGCAGCCGAACGCCTCGATGCGCAGTTCCTCTTCGCCGGCCTTGGCGAAGAACACGATGTCGAACGGATCCAGCTCGCGGAAACTGCCGGATGCCTTCGCCTGCTCGATCAGCAGATTGAAGTTGGTGGTGTCCAGCTCCAGCTCACCCGCTGCAGCGACATCGCCGTCGACGTGGCCATTGGGCACGCCCTTGGTCTGGGCCACGGTGCTGTTGTCCGTGATGTCCAGGGTGCCGGCCTCGACGTGCACGAGCAGATCGCCCATGTTCACGTCGAAGTTCTTACCGCCAATTTTTGCGGCCATGGGTTACTCCGAATCCGTAACGGAAAGATCCAGCGCGATATTCGCGGTCAGGTCTTTCGGGCAGTTGAGGGGGCGCAGCTTGAGGTAGGCCACGACAGAGGTTTTGCTCGTCCAGGTCAGCACGATGTCGCCGTCCTTGGGCTGCTCGATCTCGCCTGGAAACACCTGGCCGGCAAATTTGGTGGACTTGGCCATCGCGCGCAGCGGGGCCATCAGCTTGGACGTGGTGGTCGCCATGCTGTTGGCCGAGCTGTTCAGGGTCCGATCGCCCACGTAGCGGATCAGCAGGATTCGGACGCGGCGCGCAGCCTTGTCCACGACACGCAGGTTCTCGATCACCTGAAAGTCGCTGCCAGGGGTGTCCAACAGGTTGCCGTCGCCCCAATAGGAACCGGGGTAATCCGGATAGGTCTGCGGTACCGACAGGCGCGCTGCGTCCAATTGCGTGAGCACTGCTGACGTCAGCGTTACGCCGTCCAGGTCCTTAGGCTCAGCACCGAGGCCGACAATCGCGCCGGTCGCTACGCGCATTGGCGTGTCAGCCACGCTTACCGAAGCGTTGGCCAGGCGGCCGGCCAGCACGCCGAGGTTGTTGCCGTGCAGCTGCGGTACCGGCAACACGCGAGGCGCGGCCAGGCCGTCGACAACGGCTTTCTGCTCGACGACGTATGCGCTCCAGGTCTGCTGCGGCGCGATGCCGGCAGTGGCCGCCATCACGAAGATGCGTCGACCCAGCTTGTTGCTCAGGTCAGTGGCCGCAACGTGCATCGCCGACAGCTCGGCCTGGGTGGTCGACGGCTTGACGATCACGACCGCTTCGAACGAATAGGTGCGGGTCGCGCTTTCCAGCGCCTGTTGCCAGGTGACGTCGTCTGCGATCGGAGCAGCCACGCAGGCCCAGCGATCGCCGCCGTTGCTACGTGCTGCCAGAATCTGGGTTTTCAGGTCGCTGTCCGGAACGCCCAGCTGGACGTCCAGATCGCTTTGGGTGTCCAGCGGGACCAGCTTGCCGACGTTCTTGGCAGCGGGACCGATGAACAGGAAATAGCGTTCGATCTCGGTCACGGCACCTTGGCCGAGGTTGAGATTGTTTACGCTGACTTTGCCGAGTGCCATAAAGCGGTGCCTCGTTAGCGGGGTGAATTAAGGATTTGTTGCAGCACCAGGTTCACCAGCTGACTGGTTTCGCTGTCGCTGGCACCGAGGAACTGACGCGCAGGCAGCTTGATGTCCCAGCTTTGCGCACCCGTGGATTCGGCTCGTTCGTCGTCCAGGACGCGGATCAGCAATCCCGCCCTGGCGTAGTTCAGGTGTTGCTGGATCCACGCCACCGATGGACGGGTTGGGATCTTTTTGCCTTCCTGGCGGGTTTTGAAACCTAGACGGCGCAGGCGCTTGGCCTGCTTTTCAGTGGCGGCGGTGTCCGGAGGGACTTTGTTCCACTGGCGCATCTGCGCGGCGGTACGTCGTTCGGACACGCCGTTATGTTGCTGGGAGGCAACCCAGCGGGTCAGCGTGTTGCGCCAGCCCAATTCGGCCTCGTTCCCGGTCAGGCGGGTGACATCGAGCAGCTTGCCCAGCCCCGTCTCCATCTTCTTTTTGCCCTTGGACGTGTCCTTGCGGGCCTCAAACGGCGTGCCGTCCAGGTTCTGCTGATTGCGAATCCGTTGCCGGCTCAGGCTGCGCACGCGCTTGGCCACGTTGTTCAGCAACCGCTTGCGCTTGGGCAACGGCAGCGCCATCAGGGCCAGCAGATCCTGAGCTTCGAGCATGCCGCGAATGTCCAGATCGAACGTGCTATGCGCCATGGCTAGTCACCTCGCCTGACTCGGCAACCCAAAGTTCGAACGGAACGAACGACCAGGTCTTGCCGTAAGCCTCGATCTCGCCGGCCAGATCCTCGGCCAGGTACTGGGCTTCGGTGAACTGCAGCTTGACGTCGACGTCGGCCAGGTCGTTGTCGAGCATGGTCACGTCGAATACAACATTGGGCAGGCCGTCACGGTCCTGATCGTGGGTTTCCAGCCAGCTGCCTACCAGGGCGAATAGACGCGCCGGGTGATCAGCGAACCGCTCGATCGTGATCGTCGCGCCGTAGTTCATGTCACCCATGTGCATGCCCTGAGTGTCGGGCTTCCAGATCAGCTCGACCTGCACCTGGTCGGTCCAGCTGTCGAGCTGCTCCGGGGCGACCAGCTGGCGATCGAGCAGGTAGGCGGTCAAAGCCTTGAGCTTGATCACAGCAGTGCCACCGTGATGCGGCCACGGCCCTGCAGCGACCGAACGGCAGCCTGGCTGAAAGCAAGGAAGGTTTCCGATCGCTCTGGCAGTTCCTTGCCCACGTTTTCGGCGCTCTCGCGGCGACTGACAGTGGCGAACTGGGTCAACAGGCTGGCCTTGGCCCGGCTGTACACGGCACGTTTATACGTGGCCGCTTGAAAGGTGCGCTCTGGCAGGACGGTGGTGTCTGCGGATTCAACGTTGGACACGCCAGCGCCCTGCCAGCGCGCTTTTAACTTGGCCAGGTCGGTGTTGACCTCGACCATGGCCATGGTCAGATCGGCCACCAGCAAGTCCACCAGGTATTCGGCTGGCAGGCGGTAACCCTTTTGGAACTCGGCCACAGACAGATCGGGCCAGAAACCATCGTTCCCGATCCGTTCGTCTATCAGCACCGTGGGTTTTCCGGAAAAGCTCATACACTTTCCCTGCAGGCCAAGGAGGACTGCTCAACATGACCGATGAACAAGGAAAGGTTGTTTCTATGAAAGAGCGGCTTAAAGAGCGCCAGACAGCTGCCAGACGTAAGCAGCAGCTCTTTGATAGAAGGATTGAGCAAGCAAACGTAATGGCGCTTATGTTTATGCGAACCCAAGGTGATCATCTGGAAACGATCAAGGCGTCGCTGAAAGTCGCTGACAGATACGTCATCGCACTGAGGGAATGCGTCCATGTGCTGGGAGGCAGTAGTTTGGTAGTCACCGCGACCTTTCCCGAGGGGAAGGTGGCGATAGAGAAACTCTCGCAGTGATCCGTTAAACATCTGTGCCTCACAAAGCCCCGCCCAGTGCGGGGCTTTTTGTATTAGGGGCGGGAAAACTGTTTCAGTGGGTCAGGGCCATAAAATGGTTGGCTCACATCCACAGTTTCTCGCCGGGGGGGTAGTCGGTTATTCGGTGCCGGTGCCGGCGCTCTCGCGGGCTTGAGACTTGGCCAGTGCCTTTCGGCAGTCAGCCAGGCGCGTCCCTACGCCGATGCCGTCGTACAGCTGCTCTGCTCTTTCAAAGTGGGCAATTGCGGTCGGCCAGTCCTTGAGGTGAAGCGCGATCATTCCCAGCAATTTGTGGTAGCGAGCCGGGATGCGCTCGAACAACTCCCATTCGCCGTCAACACGGGGCAGCAGGTTGGAAACGTAAGGCTCAGGGCTGCGCCTGGCCTTGAATTCAGCCTCGGCCCAGTCGATTACCTGGTCAGCGACGAACGTCGGGATGTCGCGATTGAAGCGCTCAGGCAGTGCCTGGCCCTGTGACATGGCGAAGTCGGCCAGCTCCAGGCCCTGGGTGAACTGCTCGGTGTCGAACAGCCAGATCAGGACGTACACCAGCACCGAGTTCTGGAAATTCAATTCCGAATCGCGGTACCGCTGTACGTACTCCAGGTACTTGGGCAGCAGCTCGTCACGCTTGAGTAACTGGCGTTGTTCGCGACTGTTGATCGCGCTGATACGCTCCAGATCGCCCGCCAGAGCGTCTTCCATCAGCTTCAAATGCTTGCGCGCATTGGCGGGGCTGGATAGCGCAGTGTCGGCCGAATAAGCCATTGGGGCACCGGCGATCACAGCCGCTGGGCCTTCTGCGATCAAGCGGCGTTTGTGCGCCAGTGCCAAGCTCATGCTTTCACCAGTTCGACGTTTTCGGTCATGGCGAACTTTTCCAGCTGCTCGATCACATAGCCTTCGTTACGGCTGTTGTAATCCTCGACGCGGGAGCGCTTCGGGTTATCAACGGTCTGCTTGCGCCAGCTGGAGTCCTGGAAGTAGATCGACAGGTTGTCGAAGCTGGTGACCACCACGGCGTTGACCGGGAAGAACGGCACGCTGAAGCTCGGCAGACCGCCGTAGGTCGCGATGACCTGAGCATCTTCGATGCGTTCTTTCTCAGTCGGCACATCGCCTTGCTTGGCGTACAGCTTGGCCTTATCGGCCGCCAGCAGGTCGCTGCCGATGATTGCGATCAGATCACCGCCGTCACGGACACGCTCGTCCACCATCTGTTTGGTGTCATGCACCAAGGCGTCGAGGTTGGCATAGTCGCCACCTTCACCCAGCCTGACCTTGCCCGCTTCCAGGCCTTGGCTCAGTACCTGCTCAGGGATCTGCTCGCGAGCGATCTGCAGCCAACCCTTGTTCACGTCCTGCAGCATCGGGAATTCGGTGATGCTGGTCTGCGGGGCAGCTTTGAGGCCGTGGAAACCGATCATCAAACGATCGAGTGCGATCTGCTTCTGCACGGCAGAGGAATAGCGCTGCTGAAAGTCCGGGAACTTGGCCCAGGCATCGATCTTCGCGTAAGGCAGGCTGACGTCGGATTCGGTGGAGTACAGCTCGTAAGTGCTGTCATCCAACGCGGATGCGTCCTTGGCTTCGCGATCGGTGGTCTTGGTGTTGGTGCGACCGGTCACAGGACCCGATACGCCCAGGAACACCTTCTGCCCCTTGATCTCGGTCACGCCGATGACGTTGATGCGCTGCAGGAAATCCGACTTGTGGGTGATCGCCTCGTTGAGTTCCTGGGCAATCGTCGGCTCAACGCTGAATGTCCTGCTGGCCAGCTCGACGCCATAGGACTCAGCCAGGGAAACCTGCAGGGCAGCAAACATTTTAGCGCCGTATGCGCTCAGTGACTGGGCCATGTCAGAGTACCCGCTTCGGTTTTGGGTCATTCGCACCGGTAGTGCGCGACAGGTGACGGCCATCCGGCTTGTCCAACAAGGCGCTGAATTGCGCTTGCAGCTTGGTCATGCCGGCCAGAACGGCGGCATTAGTCGGGCCTTTGCGGCTCAACTGCTTTTCTTCTTCAGCGGTGGCCACGATGCCATCGACGGCAGTCTGCACGTCATCGATCGGAGCCTGGTCAGGCTCAGGAGGGGCTTCTGCGAAACTGTCGATCAGCGCCTGAATGCCGGCGGCGACGATCAGTTGCTGTTCGATCAAGGCCTGCAGCGCTTTGGCTGTAGCTTCATCCATTGGGGGTTTGCTCTCGGTAGGGGTTTGCGGGGTGGTTTCGGCGGGCACCTCTTCAATGCCAAAGCGCTTGAACAGGCCGGTGAACAAGCTGAATAACTTGGCTACATCGCCCTGCGGCTCCTCCTCCTTCAGCGGGCCGATCTCTACAGCCGCGCCGTAATGCACGGGCTTGCCGGTCTTACGGGAGAAATAGAGTTCCTGGGTGCCCAGGCTCGCCGGCGAGTCGGTGACGGCCAAGCCGGTCAGGTAAGCCTTGCCGGTGGTGGCAAAGTCCGGGGTGATCTCGATACTGGTGAAAAGCTTTTCGCCCTGATCGTTGAGCCACAGCAGCTTGTCGTTGGGCTTCAACTGGGCTTCGAGTGCGACCTGACCAGGTGCCAAGCCCTCGACGTCCTCAAGCAGGCGTACGGCAAATACGGTGCCGTAAGCACCTGGCCAGCGCTCATGCTCCGACCAGATGGTGGCCGTGTAGGTGGCGGTGCTGTACGTCTCGGCGATGTCGCGCAGTTCCTGGGGCGTAATGACGCGGCCATCGACGGTAGGACCGCTGGTGGCGACGCGTTTCCAGAAGCTGACAAGGGAACGGGGCATGGAAGAAATGCGCTCATCGGTGAGTTGAGGCCCCAAGATAGGGAGCTGCAACGCCTCCAACAAACGGTTTACTTTCGCGCTTCTCCGATATTCGATTTATAGGAGATACGCGGATTTTTGCTGCACGTTTTCCGCGTTTTCGCCGCATAGACTGCGGCCCATGTACTACTCAAGCGAAGTCAAAGAAGCCGCCAAACGTCTGTTTCTGCGCCGTCACAAGGCCAAGGAAATTCAGGCGCAACTCAACCTGCCCAACATCCGGATCGTGTACCACTGGATCCGCGTCGGTGGCTGGGAAGACATGCTGACGGATGAAGAGCCGCTGACCGCTGTCAGCCGGCGAATCACCTTGCTCCTGGAGAAAGCAGACTCGCTGACCAAGGGCGATCTGGACGAACTGGACCGGTTGACGACTGTGCGCGAACGCCTGGCCAAGCAATGCGCAAAGCCAGCCGCAATGCCGGTACGTGATGAACAGAGCGACGATGGCCATCGCCGTGACGATGAACGCGGCGAGCGTCGGGAGCGTGGCAAGCGCGACGGCAAGAAGCGGGAAAAGAAGGTCAAGAACGACGTCAGCGAGCTGCGTGAAGTGGACTTTCTCGACAAGTTCATCAGCAAAATGTACGGCTACCAGAAAGAGCTGTTTGCGGCCAAACAGAACCCGCTGACCGCCAGAATCCGGAACATCCTCAAAAGTCGCCAGGTGGGCCTGACCTACTACTTCGCCGGCGAAGCATTCATGGACGCGGTGCTGACCGGCGACAACCAGGTGTTCCTGTCGGCCAGTCGCGCCCAGTCCGAGATTTTCCGCAGCTACATCATTGCCTTCGCTCAGGCCTGGTTCGGTCTGGAGCTGACCGGCAACCCGATCGTACTCAGCAAGGACGGCAAGCCCTGGGCTGAACTGCGCTTCCTCAGCACCAACAGCAGCACCGCGCAGGGCCATCACGGCCATGTGTACGTCGACGAATACTTCTGGATCCGCGACTTCGAGAAGCTGAACACCGTCGCCAGCGCCATGGCGACCCACAAGAAGTGGCGCAAAACCTACTTCTCCACGCCCAGCGCCGTTTCGCACCAGGCCTACCCGTTCTGGCAAGGCGAGAAATTCCGCAACAGCAAACGCAAGGCTGCCAAGGATCCATGGCCAAGCGACAAACAGATCTCTGCCGGCGCGCTGTGTCCGGACGGTCAGTGGCGCAAAGTCATCACCATCCTGGACGCCATCGCCGGCGGCTGCGATCTGTTCGACCTCGAGCAGCTGCAGCTGGAGTACGACGACGACAAGTTCCAGCAGCTGTTCATGTGCAAGTTCATCGACAGCAGCCAGAGCGCATTTTCCTTGGCAGATCTGGAGCGGTGCTATTCGGATCTGTCGTTGTGGGCAGACTTCGATCCGGATGACCCACGGCCGTATGGCAACAGCCCGGTCTGGATCGGTTATGACCCGAGCCGGACACGCGACGACGCGACGTGCGTAGTCATCGCACCACCACTGGAGAACGGCGGCAAGTTCCGGATCCTGGAAAAGCACAGCTGGCGTGGTCAGTCATTCAAGTACCAGGCCGAGCAGGTCAAGAAGCTGACAGAGCGTTTCAACGTCCAGCACATCGGTATCGATACGACCGGCATCGGCTACGGCGTATTCGACATGGTGCGCGACTTCTACCCGCGTGCCACCTCGATCCATTACAGCCTGGAAACCAAGAACCTGTTGGTGCTCAAGGCGCAGGACACCATCCAGGGCAGCCGCATCGAGTGGGACGCCGGCTGGAACGATATCGCCCAGGCGTTCCTGACGATCAAACGTGGCACCACCGGCAGCGGCCAGGTCACTTACAGCGCCTCACGCACGGACGCCACCGGTCACGCAGACGTGGCCTGGGCAATCATGCACGCCCTGCAGTACGAACCCCTCAACACCGACAAAAAGCGGCGCAGTAGCTACGCACTCACTGGATCAACTTCTCATGGCAAAACCCAAAACCCTGCAGCAGGAAAAACCGGCCCAGCGGCCCATGCGCGCGTTCACGTTCGGTGCGCCGGAATCGGTATTGACCGACAACATCGCGCAGTACCTGGGCGTGTTCGCCAGCGACGACGGACGTGTCTACACGCCGCCAGTGTCGCGCAAGGGGTTGGCAAGGCTGCTCAAAGCCAATGCGCACCACGGCGCAATTCCAGGGTTCAAACGCAACTTGCTGCTGCGTGAGTTCATCCCTTCAGCCGGCTTGTCAGTGGCCGATATGAGTCGGGCGGCGCTCGACTTCATGGTGTTTGGCGAGGCGTATTTCTACCGTGTCCCTAACATGCTGGGCCAGATCCTGGAGCTGACTCATTTGCCGGCCATCAACATGCGGGTGAAGGTCGACGGCGGATTCGTCCAGCTGGAGCAGAACGGGCGGGAGACGGAGTTCGAAGCACACGAGATCGAGCACATCCTCAATTACGACGTGGAACAGAATATCTATGGCGTGCCCGAGTATCTGGGCGGCCTGCAGGCACTGTTGCTCAATGAGGCAGCAACTCTTTTTCGTCGTCGCTACTACAGCAACGGCGCTCACGCCGGATACATCTTCTACACCAACGATCCGAACCTGACCGAGGAGGACGAGAACGAGCTGCGTGCCCAGATCACGGCCAGCAAGGGCGTGGGTAACTTCCGGTCGATGTTCGTCAACATTCCGGGCGGTTCCGAGAAGGCCATCCAGATCATCCCGGTGGGTGACTTCCAGGCCAAGGACGAACTGGAGAAGGTCAAGAACATCACCCGCAATGACGTGATCGCTGCATGGCGCATGAACCCTGCACTGGCCGGGATCATCCCGGAAAACAGCGGCGGATTCGGCGACATCGAGAAGATCGATCGCGTTTACACCAGCAACGAGATTAGGCCGATCTGCCAGCTGTTTGATCAGGCTAATGCGACTTTGCGGGAGGACAGGCGGTTTGCCTGGAAGACAGTACCGGATACATCTGTAACGGCTTGATATGACCGAAAGCACAGATAACGCCAGCATAACTATGGCAAAATAATGGCCATCGGACGCCCTGGGGAGGGAGCATGAGAATTTATTGCACAACATGTGGGCACAAGGGACGAATCAGCTCACGGGAGGAAGTGACCAGGGCGTATGTAAAGTTGTACTGCCAATGCCTTGATGCAAAGTGCGGTCACACATGGGTGGCCAATTTGATGTTTTCGCACACGCTCAGGCCGTCCGGGCAGCAGCTGGACGTGATGCTGTTTGATCGGTTACGCGATTTGACACCTGACAAACAGAGGGAACTGTTTGAGCAGCTGGGGCGGAAGGCGGTCGCCTGAATTATCAAAAGTGACTTCACCAAGCAACCTGTTCGACCAGCGGAGGCAAGGTGATTAATCGGCAGACTGGAGTTTTAGGCGTGTTTTTTTACGTCAGCGAGGGCAGTAGTCAACTCCTCCAAACGCTGCTCGATGTCCCTCATGCGTTTCTTTTCCTCAGCAGCGCTTTGTATATCTCTCTGGTCGGATTCCCCCAATGATCGATACAAAGCCAGTATCGCTTTCTCTTGCGGGCTGGTCGTTTGATCGTTGTTGCTATCAGTGTGCAGGCCGCCACGCAGCATTGGCCCCTCGCCAGTGAGTAACCAATCAATAGAAATGCCCAAATGGGAACCCAGCGCGATCAGCGCCTCAGGCCTGGGCTCTCGGATACCTCCAACCCAGTTCTGCAGCGAGCTGTAAGACAAACTACAAACTTTAGCAGCCTCTTTGAGTGATAACTCGCGGGCCTCGATAGCCAACCTGATCCTATCGTTAATTCCCATACGGGATTTTTCCCCTTGACATGCGCCCAATTGAGAACATAACCTGCGCCCAGTTGAGAACATCTTAACCAAATAGGAACACCCGAACCATCCACCTCTGAGATTCCAGAATGGAAAAGCGACAGATTCAGGCTCGATTGATCGAACACGGAAGTAACTTCCGGCAGTTCGCATTGAGTCACGGCTACGGTGCTCGAACGGTCACGCAAGCAGTTCAGCGATGGGCCGGACACGACTCGCTACCTCAAGGGCGACTTACGTTCTGCATTTTGCGCGATTTATCGAAATTCATCGGGGAGGAGGTACTGCCGGGAATTCTCGCTGAAAGCATCGAATACCCGCCGAAAGATAGCGCGAACGCACAGTAATCATATGGATCAGCAGGGAAAAGCAGAACATGAAAAGTCCAGTTCTAAAGACACGCCGCGAAGTGGTAAGCGCGATCATCTGCAGTTATCCAGGTGGGCGCGAGTGCGCAGCAGCTCGCATCGGTTTGGCATTGAAGAAGTTCGATAACCACGCCTACGAGAACAACAACAGTAGGCCACTCAATGACGCGCAGCTGTTCCAACTGGAGCAAGACGCCGGCACTCAGCACCTGCCCAACTACGTAGCATCAATGTATGGCGGCCTATTCGTTCCTGTAGCCGATCCTGAATCGCTGGACAACGTTGAGATGTACGCCCTTTCCATCCGGGCGGCGGCAAAGCGTGGATGCGTCGACCAGGAGATCTCCAAGGCTCTTGCAGACGGCTACATAAGCGCAGCGGAGGCCGAGCACATACTCAACGCGCACAACCTGCACATGGCTGCACGTCATGCGGAAGTGTTGGCAGCTATCGATCTGTACCGCGCTAAATCAGGGACCGAAAAATGAACAACGTATCAGCTGATATGGATTATCAAGAAACCATACGCGCTGCAGCTCAGGCATTCATCGAGCGTCATCAAAGCGAACACCTCGGCGATCTCAGTCAGTTGCTTCGTAGAACGGTAGATCATCTGGTCGAAAGCTTCGACGTCAAAGAGTCGCTTGCGAATCATCTGGCGCACTTGGCTTACAGCAATGTGTTGGCCGTCATCGGTCGCCAGCGTATAGACCTGCATGCAAGCGCAGAGATGACGGTTGTGATCAGTGATCCCGTCCGTGGACTCGCTTGGTCAGTACCTGTTCATCTGATCTACGAACACCTGATCGCTGCCGGCCACGGCAAACCTGTCTCCCCCGCTACTTAAACACCCCCAAACATTGCCTGCCCCACACCAGTGGGTATGGGTGAGCTGCGCCAAAATTCGAGGTTTAACGATGGCCAACGCCGTGATCGTCACCGCTCAGTTGCCCCAGGCAGAGGCTCAAGCACTACTTGAAGCGCTGCGTGAACAGTATCGCCTGAGCCTCAATGAATACTGGTATGACGACCAATACCGCTTTGTAGCGGACGGCCAACGTCATGGCGCAATTCTCGCCCACGTCCCAGTTATGGCAGCGCAAAAACGCCTTATGGCAGCCCTGAGCCAGAGCCTCAAAGCAGTGAAGCATTCATGAGAGACGATCTACGCCACGACGTGCTGCAGCGCATTCAATCCGACTACGGCTTAAAGCACCGCACATCCACCAACTATATGCGCGGCGGCACCTGCCCCAAGTGCAACAAAAAGGAGCTTTACACTCGTTTTGACAGCCCGTGGCAGTTGATATGCGGCCGACAGGAGAAATGTGGCCACACCCTGCACGTCAAAGAGATTTACGACGACCTGTTTGAGGATTGGAGCAAGCGCGCACCCGCGACCGATAACGCCCCTACCGCAACAGCTCGCGCCTACATGGAATTTGCCCGCAGCTTCGACATGTCGTTGATCACCGGCTGGTTCACTCAAGACACTTTCTTTTCATCACAACATGACGCTGGTAGCGCCACGGTGCGTTTCGCACTAGAGAAAGGTGGCTACTGGGAGCGGTTGATTGACCGCCCTGCCCGGTTCGGGAAGATGAAGGCGCGCTTCAAACCAGGCGAAAGCTACAAAGGCGTGTGGTGGTGCCCCCCGTGTGTCGAGCTGCTGGACGTCAAAGAGCTGTGGATTGTCGAGGGGATCTTTGATGCCATCGCGCTGGTGCATCACGGCGTGGCAGCAGTATCCGCTATGTCGTCCAATGCATTTCCTGACGAGTCATTGAAGCGCCTCGCCAAAGACCGTGAAGGCAAATTACCGAAGCTGGTGTGGGCATTGGACAACGAGCCAGGCGCACACGCGTACACAAAGCGCTGGGTTCGCCTGGCGCGAGAACTAGGCTTTGTCTGCGAGGCGGCCCAGATCCCCCAGCGTGACGGTCGCAAGGTCGACTGGAACGATCTGCATCAGCGTTGGTGGGCCATAGACGAGGATGACAAACGGACCGAGCAGACCCAGAAGGACCTGACTGTTGCCAGGCACCACGGTGCCCTTTTGATCGCCGATAACGCAACGGAAAAGGCGTTGGTGCTCTTCGACTGGAAACGCCGTAGTGAATTCCACCTTGAGTTCGGTAACCGCCTCTACTGGTTCAAGCTCGACCTGGAGAAATTCAACCGGGCCATGCAAGACCTCGAGGACAGCGAGCATCAGGACGATCAGTTACTGAACGACAAGCAGCGCCGGGCCAAGGCTATGCAGCAGTGCGGCGCGATTCAGCGAATCGCCACCTGCAACCCCAAGGCTCTCTACTATCAGGAGAATAAGCTTACCGACGAGTCCTGGTACTACTTCCGTATTACGTTTGCCCACGACGCCGCACCGATCAAGAACACCTTTACCAGCTCGCAGATCGCCTCGTCCGCCGAGTTCAAGAAACGACTGCTCGGGATCGCACCCGGAGGGATGTTCACCGGCACAACGCAGCAACTGGACGCGTTCATTGAGGAGCAGACAAACGCGCTCAAGACCGTGCAGACAATCGACTTTACCGGCTACACCCGCGAACACGGTGCCTACGTTTACGGTGACGTGGCCGTGCGCGACGGCAAGGTTTACAAACTGAACGAGGAAGACTTTTTCGACATGGAGAAACTGAGCATTAAAACGCTCAGTCAGTCCGTCACGCTGAACATCAACACCGATCTGAACAAGTTCACAACGCGCTGGCTCGACATTCTGTGGCAGTGCTTTGGGGCCAAAGGAATCGTCGTTCTGGCGTACTGGCTTGGAGCATTGTTCGCGGAGCAGATCCGGCAACACCAGAAGAGTTATCTGTTTCTTGAGGTGGTCGGCGAAGCCGGTGCGGGTAAGTCCACGCTGATCGAGTTTCTGTGGAAGCTGCTTGGTCGCCTCGACTACGAAGGCTTTGACCCATCCAAGGGCACACCGGTCGCCCGCGCCCGTAACTTCGCCCAGGTCGGCAACCTGCCGGTAGTGCTGATCGAATCCGAACGGGAAAAGACCGATGGCAGTGCGACTAAGCAGTACGACTGGGACGAGCTGAAAACCGCTTACAACGGCCGTAGCGTCCGGTCGACCGGGGTCAAGAACAACGGCAACGACACGCGGGAACCGCCGTTCCGCGGTGCTTTTGTGTTCGCCCAAAACCATGCTGTGAACGCCTCGGAGCCCATCCTGCAGCGGATAGCACACGTCGGCATGACAAAGGACGGCCAGACAGCCAAAACCAAACTGCTGGTGGAAGAGCTCGAGCAGATGCCAGTCGACAAGGTGAGTGGCTTTCTGTTGATGGCAACAACCCGGGAAGCGCAAGTGATGCAGACCGTGAAAGCGAGTGTGCCGCTCTATGAACAGCGGCTGCTGCAGTTGCCCGAGATCCGCACGGTGCGTATTGCCAAGAACCACGCTCAGTTGCATGCGCTGGTCGACGCCCTGTTACATGTCGTGCCACTGCAGCAACACCAGGTTGACGCAGCCCATGCTGAGGTTCAAAGCATGGCCAAAGAGCGACAACTGGCAATCAACGCTGATCACCCGATGGTCGTTGAGTTCTGGGAGCTTTACGAATACCTGAACAGCCACGCCGGTGCGCTCAACCACTCCCGCAATGAGGGACTGATTGCCGTCAACCTCAACGACTTTGCCGAAGCAGCCGCGAACAAACGGCAGAAAGTCCCGGATCTAGTCGAGCTCAAACGTCACCTGAAAACCAGCAAGTGTCCGAAGTTCATCGAGACGAACCGCAACGTGTGTTCGTCCTGGGATATCGACGCCGCCGATAAGCCGAAAACCGTGCGGTGCTGGATTTTCCAGGCTGCCTAATCACCACCCAGAGGAAGCACCGATGCATGAGCAAGAGAAGCAACGTCTCGAACAGCAACTGAACGTCGAAACGTTCACAGAATTGATGTTTCACAAGATCGATCCAAAGAACATGGGGCACGACGGTAAATGCTTCGTCAACAAGACAGTTCAACTGGTGTTTGAAGCATACCTTGAAGGGCTGACACCGAACCCAGCGCGTGTGCTAGGTCAACAGCTTTACGCGGAAATTAAGGCGACAAGTAAGTATGCCTCGCAGATCGGCTGGATGCAGTCTGGAAAAGACTATCCCTTCCCGGTGCGATTTGAAGCTGACCCATCGGGTTACATCGTTAAGGGTGGTGTAGGCGGATGCTACCGAATGGAGGACGTCGACCTGCTGTTCAAAAACGGCGAGAGCTATCACCGGATTAACTGACACCGACGATTTAAGTAAATGGTACTGGAGAGTTGCAGCTCCCCAGTACCCACCACTACCAAGAGTACGGCGATGAAGACGAAACACCCAAGCAGCAGCGATTCAAAGGCTAGCACACCATCCCGAAACCTGCTGGCTATCGCCATGGTTGGCACGGCACTGATCGGCTACCAGGTTCACAAGACCCCGGACGCACGCGATCGACTAAAGGATCTGGCCAGCCTGGCGCAGAACCGAGGCGATTTGACCGCAAGAGACTTGCACGTATTGACGCAGATTCTCGCCACCCCCTCCCCCAGTAATTGAGCCGCCAGGTTCTGGCTTTTAGCACCAGGGCGAAGCGCTACACTCCCCTGGTTGCTGCTTCCTGCAGAGAGCAAACATGAATTTCCCAACAAGCAATGTCCTCACCTTTGAGGACCTGCAGCGCATCACCGGCTACCAGCGCCGCTCCGACGTCGAACGCTCGCTGTTCACTCAGGGCATCCGCATGTTCCGGGGCCGCACTGGCCCATGGACAACGCTGGATCTCATTCACCATGCTGCGGGAATGGAGTCCGTAACCTCAGAGCGCTATGACACCAACATCCTATGAGGAAAGCGCGTAAGCGGAAGCACAATCCGCACATTCCCCCCCACATCGATCAGGCCGCTCTCCCAGCGGCCATTTACTTTGATCATCGCAACGCAGGCGTCTGGTACACGCTGCATTACGACGAGACCGGCAAACAGCGCCGGCGCAATGTAGCACCTGCTGATGTGACACTCGCCGAGCTGCACCAGATCATGGAGCAAACCTCGGGCGTCGACCAAGGCACCTTGCGTTACGTCTGCGCACAGTTTCACCAAAGCGATCGTTACAAGAAACTCAGCCTCAAGACTCACGACGACTATTGCTATTCGCGGGACGTCCTGCTGGGCATCCCGACCCGGTTGGGCAAACCGCTGGGGGATCTGCTGGTGAAGAAATTCACGGCGGCGTTGATCCAGCGGATTGTCGATCGCTTGGCCGACGAGGGTACGCCGTCCAAGGCGGCGCATGTCCTGCGCTACGTGCGCCGGGTACTACAGTGGGGCCGCAACCGGGGCTACCTCGACAGCAATCCCGCGCAGGGAATTGAAGCGCCTGTCGAGCGCAAACGCCGACGTTTACCGGAGCACCAGGTTATGGAGGTGCTGGTCGATCGTGCTCTGGCGTTCGGACGGCTGGCTAGGAACGAGAAAGGTGGCTGTCCGGAGTACCTGAGCTACGTGATGGAGATCGGTTACCTGTGCCGCTTGCGGGGCATTGAGACCATCACCCTGACCGACGCCCACGAGCTGGCCGAAGGCGTCATGACTAACCGGCGCAAGGGCAGCCGGGACAACATTGTCCGCTGGACGCCACGTCTGCGCGCCGCCTGGGAGGGGGCGAAAGCATACCGGGCGAAGGTTTGGGGCAGCAAATCAACGGTCGTTCCGATTCGTCCCGATCGCCGCTACATCATCGTGGCCAGCCATGGCGGTTCTTTACGTAAATCCAGTCTGGATACGGCTTGGCAACGATTCATAAGCTCGGCCATCGAGGACGGCACCATTACCGAAGAACAAAGGTTCGGGATTCACGATCTAAAACGTCGTGGCATAACTGATACCGCAGGGACCCGGGCAGATAAGCAGGAAGCGAGTGGGCATCGTGATCAAGCCATGCTGGACGTCTATGACCACAGCATACCCATCGTCAATCCAGCGGGAAATTGACTCGCAGCGTCTCTAATTTAAATTTACAGCTGCTAAAGGCTAAGAGCAGCTACTCTGTGGTGGACCTTAAATTTAAGTATTCGGTGAAATATGGACATTAGCGAGAATGAGTTCCGGGATTTTTTATTTGAAAAACATAGTCATGACATATCTTCCATAATTAAAGGGCGCAGAGAACCGGTAGCCTGGCTGAGTGATTCGTTCCCACCAATGCATATCCTCTTACAGCAAAGGGCCGAAAAGAAAATCAACGAGGCACTAGACAGCTTAGAAGACCTCATACTCATTGGAAAAGAGCTTCGCCTTACAAGAGCATCTGATTCTACAACCCGCATCGATTTAGTTGGCAATTCGGAATCCAGCGGGCTAACCATAATCGAACTGAAGAAGTCCAAACAAACAGAACGCCAAGCCTTTTCAGAGTTACTAGCCTATTCAAATCACTTCTGCACAATATTTCCGGGACTAAAAGAAAACTCTGTAACTTCCGTCCTTGTTGCTCCTATGGAAACCAGAACAATTAGAGATGCTTATGCACAAGAATTAGTTTCAAACAATAAATGTATTTTGTCTTTAATACCAAAGCACGATAACTCGACAGCAGAGCTTGTCGTATATTATCCAGACGCATCTTATTACAAATGGTTTGAAAACAACCTGCTTGACGACAGATCAATCATAACTGTGGCGCTAGCATTTTCAGAGCTTAAAGGGTGGATTGACCTTGAAACAGACCAGAACGGCATGCCCGAGCACTCTGCCAGAGCCCTGAACGTGATTACAAGTGAGATTTCCAAAACATTGGAAGCGTCAGGTTTCCACAGTATGTGTTATTCGACCCAGCCGTGGGGCGAGATAGCTATGGGCTTAGAGCTGCCTTATCCAAATGTTATTTATGTTGCGGCCATAAATCCATTTTCTAGCTTTAGAACATCAGTTTCCGACGATCAGATTTACGGAGCATCGGAAGAAGGGCGAATAGCTGAGGTGCAAGCAGTCTATAACCAGCTTGAAAACGATAAAGAATTCTGGATCGGCACTATTGAGGGAAATTTTCACAACCGGCTCATTCGAACGGTAAGAAGTGAATTCGAGAAACTACTTAAAAACAAAGAGAATACAAAAGTCAAGTATGAAATATCTTTACCTGACTGGTATGGCCTAAAAATAAGCATGATAGATTCAGTCGCGGTAAACCATGCCGACCTTTACTTATCTGGGCTACTCAGGGAAATACACTCAGAATACATGGAATATGCTTATCGCCCAGATGTAGAGTATGCTCTTTATTATGCCGATGATATTCCCAAGTATTTTTACCGTTCGCTCAGAAAATTCTTGCCTATCTGGGAGATCATGAGCGGGCTAGGTGTCGGGAATTGTGAGGAGGATCAGTAGTGCCCAATCACAAGCTTTGAGGCACGAAGGTCCGCGTAAATCATCGTCGCTCATGGATGGGACTCTGTAAGTGGTCGGTGGGCTCTGGACCACGTAATAACGGTCAGAGAGCACGCGTGCGGCAAGCCTTCCAGAACATTGCCACGTAATAAGAAAATCCGTAACTCGTTGATTTATAAATTTAAAGCACCTTCCTTGTAATCAGTAGGTCCCGGGTTCGACTCCTGGTGCCGGCACCATACAAGGTTTCAAAGGTGGCTTTTGCAGCCTTTGGAATCTCCGAAAAACCCGCCTTTTGGCGGGTTTTTTCGTTTTAGCTGAAAACCTCGCTGAGAGGGCATCTCAGTGTTGAGCAAGAGAGGCTGAAATGAGATTTTTCGAGCTCTACCTTAATGGTGATGTGTGTGAAGATGAGATCGACCGGTTCGTGGCAGACTGGCATCAGGGTCTTGAAGGCGCAGACATGGAGTTGCATGAGTATCTGGGGATGACTTGGGATGAATATCGGATATGGTCCGCCAAACCTTCCGCTCTGCACCCGCTATTAATTGCGCGTAAAACCAGTACATAG